AAGTGCTTAATAAAATAATTGCAATAAATTTATTAAAGTCATTCATTATATTTTCAAAATTTCTGAATTTTCGTTGACATTGCCAATAATTTCATAAAGTGGATCGAAACTATTAATTTCTAAAATACCTTGAGGCGCATAAACATGCAGATAAAACCCTATTTTTTTACCATTTCCTTGATAAGTATAATGTTCCCCATATTTTATAACTGCCTTTATATCAGGAAATCTTTCAGGCTTTTCATTGGTTTTATCTAAAACTATATCGCCTGCAAAAATTATTTTGTTGTTTTTATCTTTATAAGGCGTTGCGTATTCCACTATATATTGACATTGCTCTAATGTCTCTTTTATCCGGCATTCGACACGTCTACTGGTTTGCATATCAATAATTTCTCGCCAGCCGAAATATTGTAAAGTGCCGTTTGAGTCAATAAAAAAATACTCTAACTCAAATTCACTCAAATAGCGTTTATATTTTTTATCAAAAATTCTTAATTTCGGCATATTATTTTAATTTCGCATGTAGTTGTCTTTCGTCTTCGGCTGTCCATTCAGCAATAATATTATCATTACTTCTTAACAAACCATGAGCTGTACAAATAGCCTCACCCTCTGGTGTATAAGTTTCTGTCTCGGTATACCAAATCTCTGCACCTTCATCAGTAAATTCTATAAATCTACTTACAATAAAATATTTAATGCAATCGCTAACAATAAAGCCTACTGTAAAAACTTTGTGACCGTCTTGTGTTTTATAACTAGTTCTTGATTTCAGTTTCATCATTATCTTCTTTTTCTTTGCTATGAGTCTCACAAGTACTATCTATTGCGTAATCTGCTATATGAGCATACCACCAAACACCGCACCCACAAGGCGCAGTTCCCATAAAAACTTGATAAAATGCAGTTCGCCCACCTCTGCCGATATTTTCTGTTTTATCAGTCATAAAATGCCCCATTATCTATTGCGAATTTTATAGACCACAATAAACCAATAATACTTATACAAAACATTATCTTTATAATTATCAAACCAAGTTTTGGTAAAAATATTAAACTCAATGGCATAATTATAACCATGACCATACAAAATTTAAGATAGAAAATTACAAGTTTATTCATGTCTTTTTCTAAACTGAACTATGTTTTCACTTACATGTAAATCGCGATCTTCTTTAGGCAAATATTTCAGATAAGGCTTGATATAATCATCAATACCATGATTGCGGATATAAACCTTTATATGATTCACAACTTCTAATTTCGCTATGCGTTTTTTTTCATTAGGGCGTATAATCAAAAATTCGCCAATATAAATACCGAGCAAAGCGCCAAAAATTCCACATATAAATTGCATTATAAGTTGATGTATCATAATTTGTTGCTCATTTGTTTAAAATTTGTTATAGGGCCTGTAGTTTACTACACATAATAATATCCTTAAGGGGGGAAAATGTTTAAATATAGAAGCGATCCTGATACCAAATTAAATCGAAAAACTGAAATGTTAACCAACGGTGCTAAACGCTATATACTAGAATCGAAGAATTATAAAGGGTATTTGGATGTTTTGCCAGACAGTTCAGTTACTGAAAAAGACGCTTGGGATATGCTGGATGAAGAATATGAACTAACTTACAAACGCTCAGGACTTTGTTCAAAACCTTAATTTACTCAAGGTTTATTTTCAGTTGAATCAAAAGATGCTTGAATTGCTTTAATTAAAATCATAGGGTCTTTTTGTACTGCTGCTAAAGTAAACCTTGAGGTGTCCCCTTCAGCATTTGGGTAAATTTCATAATATGGGATCGGTGTATTTAGATTGTCGCCCCAATTCATAAAACCTAAATAGTTATATAAGTCTAAATATATTGATACAGTCCATTCATTGTATTTTACTACAAATCTCGATACTGCCCATAGATAAGGAGGAATAATACTTACTTCCCATTCTGGCGGAAATTTAAAAAATGGCAATTCTTTACATATTGCTATCATTTCTTCAGAATTAAAATTAATATTTCGATTCATAAAATTCATAATGTTCTACGTGAAACAATTTTTATGGTTAGAATCTCGCGCTTTGTTCGTAAGATTTCGCATTCTAAAAACAAAGCGCGAAAAGCAAAACAGGGCATTGTGACATTGCTATCTACCCGTACACTTAACTATTATACTTCAATAATCGGTTTACTAAAACACCTGCAATTTGGTAATTCACCTGGCAATATATATTTTCCTGAGATTAAACACCCTTTTTTAGGATCATAAATTTTACCGTTAGCCGCAACGTGATCGGGTCTTGGATGTCTACCCGCACCACTATGCACCCACATAGCTTTTTCAATTCCCAACTCAACTTGCCTGAGTCGTGTAAAAGCAGCCGTTGCTTTTTCGGTCTGGTCACGTGCAATAAATTTTGCTCTCCGAGATTCAACCCCATATTTAGTGGTCAATTGGTCGTAAATATAACTTTGGTTGCGCCCCATGGAAAAACCAGTAGACACAATCGAGGTTACATCGGATAAGTATTCTTTCGGAATAGATGTAATTAAATTTACATTCTCTTCAATGACTGCGGCCATGGCATCTTGTTGCGCTCGCGTCATTTGAAATTTTACGCCAAAACCTGCATCTTTTAGCGAGTTTTGAAACGAATTATCGCTATCTTTTAAGACTGACACGGTAAATTTTGGCGCAAGAACAAAGGCCGCGTCAGAAAATTTAGAAATCCAATAGTTACCGAGTTTTTTTAATTTAGCTAACATTTCGCGTACTGGTGTAGCATCAAGTGCAATTTTAGAAGTAGGGGGGTCAGCTTTATACCATATTTTGAACCAATAGTTAAAACTATTTGTCATTTGTTTGACTAAATCATCTAATCTTTTGTAGTACGCTCGCTCAATTCCCGCATTTGGCTGTACGCCTCTAAGCAGCTTTTGATTGGCCTTCACTTGTTGCTTCGGCATAGGGTTCTTCTTGTTGCTCTTGTTTTTCGGTGTTTCCTAAATCCGGTGGTACTAAATCTGCCGTATCTTCAACATCGATACCGTTAAAACCACTTTCCGGATCGCGTGCGATCGCTTCCCGTACTTCAATATTTGACAATACTCCGTTTTGAATATACGTGCCAGCCGCTTGTGAGTCCATCAAACCAACTTCCGCTTTCTCTTTTGCAGACATTTGCCATAGCGGATTAAATGTAAATCCGATCGTATCATCAATTTCCCCAAATTCTGATAACATAATTAATTTTATAACCGTTTCAATCGGTTTCCGCCAATAGCTTTCTTGTTCAGCTCGCTTTTTATCATAAAAAACCCGTATCTCATCATCAGCCGAAGCATTAAAACCAGACGGCGCAATACCTAATAATTTTACTGCTGGAATGCCTGCCACTGTGCACATGTGTTGCTGCGCTTGTGATTGTAATTCGCTCAATCCAGCTAATGGAACTGCTAATTGTGTCAATTCTTCCGTGTTCATATCGAGCAACATTAAGCCCTGATTACTGCGAGTTTGAGTAAATAATCTTGCGCGATTTAAAATTGATTGCCCTGAATCACCATCTTGCAGTATCTGCGCCATGTTAGTTTTTAACGCTAAAATGCTAAAATTGTTGATTAAATCGGCAATTGATTGGCGAGTCCTTAGCCAGATTTCTACATACGGTTGAGCTAATTGCGACAAACTTATACCACTAAAATTGAACGCAGGTTTCAGTAAATCTGGTAAAACACGAGTGACTATAGTCAATAACCGCGTAGCACTGACCTCATAACCCATCATAAACCATATGTGCGGCTTATAAAAATCTGCTTGGCCTGGGTCAATTGCATTGTAATAACTCGGTGTTGTCCAGACTGGCTCTACTGCATATACACCTTTTAGAGAACCTTTTGGTATAAAATTACTGGTCATGATAAGGGGTATTGCCCGATTTGCACCCTCAATATCGATAAATAATTGCGCACGACCAAACCAATCTACATGCTCAGCGGCTAACTTAATTGTATTTCTTAAGTCCAATTCTTTTAATTTTTGTTCGATAATTTCAATTTTTTTGTTTACTTCTTTGTCTGCTTTATCCGCACTGGTGCTGTGAATTGTGATCCATTCGCGAGTTATTTCAAGCGCGTTTGCGTCAGAAAATGCCCTATATTCGGGTCGGGTAGTAAGCTCTGCGAGGTACTGATAACCAGGATAACCATACCCGCCATAGTTACAAAAGTTATCACCGAAGAAAGAATACGCAATATTATCTGCCGCCATCACCGGAGCGGTAGCCCCTTTTGGTACAACTCCAGGCAATATTTGAGGTGGTTGAATAGGGAATTTTGGTATTTCAACCTTTCCGTTTGCCATGTTTTGCAACAAATTACGAATATTTTCGGCTTCTTTGTTCAATTTCTGTTTAAATTCTTGAATCTCATTATAAACAACACGTTCTGTACGTTTCTTAAAGTAACTTCTGAAGGTCATGAAATCTATTATTTTGCTCATAGTCTTTTGTCCGAAAATAGTTTGATTGCGTCTTGAGATACTCTGATACTGTCGTTCGCGTCATGAAAAGCGATCATGATTGCGTCCGCAAGATTGGGCGAGGCCGAACCCTTCGGCTTCTTGTCTACTAGAATCTTTCCTGCGCCGTTGGTCGAGTAAGTAGGTTGAGATAGTTGTTGAACAACCTTGTGTAAGTTCTTCAAATTACTTGGAATTGAAATAACACTGCCTTCATCAACAAAGATACCTTCAGTGATTGCCCTAAACGTATTTTGAAACCTAATCCTGAGCTGCCACCAAGCTTGTGCTTTCTGATTAGCGAAAAAATCATCATTTCTGCGTCCACGTACCATGGATGACATCGGCATCCAAACACCTGCAGAACTTCTGAAAGGATGGCTTATAATCTGAGGATTTAATTGAAGTTTTTCATTAATTGAACGCGCGTCACCTTTGACACCTGCGCCCACGCCGTCCGCGTCATAGTAGAAACTATCGTAACCACGTTGCAGACACTGTTTGATAGTATGTTCTACGGTATATAAAATATCTGACCCTTTGCCGCTCCATTCCTCAATGTAATCAATGCCAATTCCGTGACGCATACATAAAGCGTTTAAATCTTTGCCTTCGTCTGCGACATCTAACCCCGCGCGTTTTCGTCCACTAATTGTGAGTGCTAATTTCTCATGAGCATCAATTGCAGCACTAACCCAATTGGGCGGAATCAATACGCCATCAACGGAGCCTAGATAATTTAAATCCACTTCTTGAGCCAAGGTAATCGGGTCAAGATTTAGTTGCATCCTCTCGTACCACTTTTCATTCTTCCTCGGATCGTCTCGCCAAAAATACGTAAACACTTTGTATTTGCCACTGTGTCGTTTTTGTGCAAATGGATTACCCATGCCTTTGGGCGTTGATACGTCAATCCGAAAGTTTGTAGTAGCCGATAATGAGGCATCAATCATTTCTGCGCGGGGAATATGTGCCGATTCATCCACCATGTAAATTGACGCACGACCACCGCGACCGATGTTATCGCCCGATTCGCCTTTAAGAATAGAATTAGAGCCTGGAATTGTTATCAATTTTTCTTTCGAATGTTGTTTGACATTCCACGAGCCGCGAAACTCAACAGGGAGGTTTGCGAGAAAATATCTCGCCTTTTCCATGATGCTATCAATGTCACCGATTTTATCGACATATTCTTCTTTGCGACTTCCGAAACCGAAAACTAAGCCAGGATTGAAAATACCGATAGAACAGGCAATCGCGACATTCAGCCAGGTAACACCCATGTCACGGGATTTTTCAACCAAAGCACTTTCTTGATTGAACCAACAGTTCATAAACCAATGAACGTACTCTTCTTGTTTCGGAAATAGCAAAAATGGAATAGACACAGGCAAGCCACGTTCTACGTTTCGAGGGTCTGAAGTCATGCCCCAGTCAATGATAAATTGAGCGGGATTTTCTTTATAGAATCTATACAAGTCCGGCAATATGCTTGGGCGCATACGGATCTCGCCTAACTTTTCCGCCCTGTGCCGAAAAACTTTGACGTAATCTGGATTTCTAAAATCAAACTCAAAAGGTATTGGCATCCGTGCGTTTCCTCGTTAACTGCTTTCTAGTTGCAAATCTTTTGCAATTTCTGCGTACATTTCGCTATAAAAGTTTTCAAAACAAAAATAAAGCGGCTTTAATTGCATAACTTCTTGTATTGCAATTTGCACATCAATATACAATTGTTCTAATGTTTTATGATTGATTTCGGGTATTGTTTTTTTATAATAAAAATTGAATTGTTTAGCATAAAATGGAATTAACATATACATTTCTCTATACTCATCGTCTAAAGAAACGTTGTTATAGTTATCAATTAATTCATTAGCTAAATTTTTAACTTTATAAGCATACCCCATAGTACAACAAATTAAATTTGCTATATCTTCGTTAATTTCAGGATGGTTACTCATGACTATGTCCTTTTACTTAATTCATCTAAATAACCAGGTTGCAAAAAGTTGTGTGTTAATTTAGCGTTTTCTAAAAACTTTTTAATGATTTGATTTTGTCGTCTATAATCTTCGATAAAACTACCTTCTACATGTAGTTCTAAGTCACTTAACAGTCGATCGAGAGTGACGCAATCAGTCCATATCTTTTTGCCTACATTAATTAACCAACTGGAAGGCTTTCCTTTATTTTCTATATGACTATCATACCAATCACAAAATAATTCAAAGTTTTTACTTATTTTAAGAACTGTCTTTTTAACTAAATAACAGCCGTATAATATATTGTCGTCAATATGAACTTTATTACTCATGTTTCACCTTTAGTTAATTAACTCATGTATTTCTTGTATATTTCAGACGCCTTAATCGGATCGTCACTCATTTGCATTAAAATATCGGTCTCGTTAATTTCAGTCTGATTCGATAAGCCGTATAACTCTCGTTCTAGCGCAATCCAGACTTTCGATGCTTCAGCTATCTTTTTTGCATAGTCCACTTTTTCATCTAGTGAACTGATTGCTTGCACTTCATCTTGTAGAGCCTGTAAGTGAATTAGACTAGATTTAGCAAGCTCTCTATGCCGTGCGCGTACTCTGTCAATGTCATTTGAAATCTTCTCTAATTCGCCCCTGTGGCGGCGTTGGTTCTTTTTCCTGATTAAGTCCTTGTGTATCTCAGCTTCTTTGTCTATTTGCTCTAGGTCTTTTTTTGTCCAAGCCTGTTCACGGGCTTTCTTCATCAGCGTAGATAAACCTATGTTGTACCGCTTACAAATAATGCCCACTTTTTCATGATTGATGTAATCCTCACGAATAAATTCCCAATTTAGGTTTAGTTTTTGCCGTCCCATACAATCATACAATAGGTAATGATTGAACAAAAATATCATGTAATTGGTTATATGTAAATTAAACATTTTAATCGAAATGTATATATCACTAGTTTGGTAATCGGCCCTTGATGTGAAGTATAAGGTTTTTTGGAAAAGTTATGTAAATTACTTGAGTGTGTTTAGCAGGGGATGGGCTATAAAGTGTGTTTTTGGGTTTTTGTTTTGTTTGTGTACATATTATGTGTTTGCATACTATTATAGCGATGAGATTAAATTATCAACAACAATACATTATCGTTGTCAATATAGACTCTTAGAGATTAACTTACAGTTGTCAATTAATATTAATAACCATCCTATATTGACGACATTGTAATGATTAACAATTGTCTAAATACACTATACTCTATTCCAGCAAATACGCCATGCAAACGGGTAATGGTAAATCGAATCAATTAACCATTTTGTACAAGAATTTCCAAATGAGAATCATTCTCATTTAGATTTCGCTCGCAGCCGCTATGATTAAATAAACCTATCAATCCAACAACATCAATTAACTTTATCTATCATCAAATAACTAAGCAGCAAGGTAGGTAATCAATGAAATGAATCAATAACCACAATCAATCACATTATTGAATCAATAAACCAAATTGCAAACACTATGTACACCAAGTACATCAACAAAGTTGGCACAGCCGACAAAATGCCAGCTATTTACATAAATGCCAACTATTTTAGGCCGTAAGTATTGACATATGTCAAATGTCATTGACGCCGTCAAAACTTTGGCTATAACACATTTAAAGCTAAAATAAAATTGGGGTAAACTAGGGTAAATGATATACCCTATAATACCCTAGATTAATTTTGTACAATCTTAAACGTAAGAAATAATCGATATAAAACCAATTTAACAGCCATTTTTGACGAAAAACTGAAAAAGCATACAAAATAAAAGTTGAATGTGAAAAGATTATAAAAGCCGCATTAAAGTATATATTTGAAGATGATGAACGAGATAGCCATGACTGACGAACAAATAGATACATGTTTATATTCATACGACAAGTTAAAAAAATTAACCGAATATAGCTTATTAAAGATACCAATAGAAAGACTTGTTTTAACTGAAATCCACAAATTAATAGAAAATAGGATGTATGAACTATGCGCTCTACAAGTAAAAAACAAATATATTAAAAATGAACAGCAATAAACCTTATCGATTTACTCTTGATACTCCTGATTCACCATTGGGCAAAACTATTACTTTAGATATTCGGTTCGAAGTAACGCGAAATTTAAAAGATATCAGAGCATGT